AGCGACAGCTTCATATTGGTGCGATTGCTGCCATACAAGATTCTGTGCTCAGCGCCGTTTTGAGCCTTGTAAGTCTTGACTGGATAGTCACCTGACTCAAAAGTGCGAGCGCTTGGCACCAAACAGTCCCCCAGCGCATATGGTTCTGTGCGTCCTGCTTTAGTGATCGGGAAAGTCATGACTGAACGATCCAGCCGTCGTTATCAGATCTTAGTACAGCCAAAGCAATCTTACTTACATTGTTGCTGTTGCAAGGGTGCTCAGAAGCAACAATGTCGACAATGCCGTCCTGAGAAAAGGTCAACTGTTCAACAGCATAGATGTTCTGAGATACTTCGCTGGACGTAACAGTAAATAAAATATTGTGATATGTAGAGTCTGCAACTTTGCCGTTTGAAACTATTAAAATGCCGGTATCAATTTCTCCATCTCCTGATCTAAAATAAGTAATAGAATAATCTCCATCTGGCATATCTCGCACGCTTGTAATAACTCCAGTACCGTCAACAGTTCCGGTGTTTGCAGAGTTGTAAGGAGTTGCTTCCGTAATTACTTTTATGAAAGACCCAGCGCCAATGTTCAGCCCTTCTGCTGTCGTAGAAAAATTTATCGTATGAGTTACATAAGCCCTTAGGGCCAAGAAATATTTAGCGACTAAAACCGCGTGATCTCTTGACGTACAAAACTGTGTTAAATCAAATTCTTCTTGAGGCAACACTCTGGTGCCAGGAGAAGCATAGGTGTCATCATCATCCTTAGCTCCTTTTACTTCGACAACTGCCTCTTCTGGTAATTGATTAGCGCGTTCCTGTCTATACCGGACGACAGCCTTAAATGCTCGACGCTCTTCCGCTCCAAGGTATTCAATCTTGTAGCTGTCCTCTAGAATATTTCCAGCTGTAAAAAGATGCTCTACCTTTATGGAGTCTTCTGGCCTTACCCCCTTTACGGTTCCATCGTCGTTGACAGGAAGAGCAGGTTTTAACGAAAATTTGCCATTGACTATCGAAAAATTGCATAAGAAGCTCGGCGCAATATCACTAAAAAACTGCCGTAAATTGGTACGCTCAACAATCGGACCATTAAAGAACAAATTGTTTTTTACAAGAAACTTAGAAGTTTTAATTAAATCATCTTTTTCAACCATGTAACTTCTTTTGCCGCCGTCCATTCCCAATAAGCCGCCCGCCCCAGCGGTTTGATCTGTAAACATGAAATACATCAAGTCTGTCAGCAGATTGCTAGGGCCATGGGTTTCAGTGTCGCCGTAAAAAGAGTCGAGAGTTGTAACTGTTGGATGTAAACGCTCCACCGCTATCCCGTTCTTTAGCCACACTCGCATTTGATCAAGAGCAGTAAAATTGCGTCCTGCCTTAAGTGAAAAACCAGCCAAGGTTAAGTTAATCATGTTGGCGTTACTGTCATTTACCTGCACTTCGTTGATGTAAACAATTTCATGCTCAGGCGCTGTGTTGTTTGATTTTTCAACAAAATTGCGATAAAAACTGATGTCTGAAACTTGAGACTGACCCGCAAAATTTAAGTCCGAGTCAGTCGCCTCTGGAGAGATTCCTGTTTGTTTTACGTTTTCGATTTTATACTGCTGACCGACTTTGCTGTAACAAGTCAAGAAAGGATTATTAGTGCTTACTTCTCTGAGATCCTCAAATGTTTCGCCTACTTCCCATTCTCCGCTTGAGGTAGCATTTCCCTCAATAACTTTATGAATTATAGGGTCAGTCCATCCTTTACTTTGCCCAACAATCGGAGATCCAAATTTAGTCACCGTGCTTTTTAAATCAACAGTAATTTGCTTCGAGTCTTTATTAAAAACAAATCCTTCAACAATTTTAGTTTCACCTCTTTCACGGTCTACCGCTCCAAAAACTTCATAACGCCATGCCTGAGATCTTGCCGCTAGCACTACATCTTCGTCCACATTCGGTATTACAAATCTTATTCCTGAAAACTCTAGATCACCCTTTTCCTGACCAATAGCAAAAGGGTTGTCATTTGAATAACTAGGCGATGAAGAAGCCGTAGTATTGGTAGCCTCGCTCCCTCTTTTTACTTCTATTATTTCATCTTCGCTAAACCCACCGCCACTGCCTAAAACCTTGCAAATAGACAGATCTTCGAAACCGTCGGCAAACGCCCAACGAGAATTCTGCCCTGAATAGGCTAAATTTACATCAGTAGCCTTAATAGCTACTTTTTTAAGTTTCCATCGAAGATGAAGCCATTTGCGTCGATCGTTATTAATAAATTCAAGAGTCTCAACGGTAGCATATTGATCCTCAAGCGTAAGACTGTTGTCAGCACTGCCTGCAATTTCATGGAAAAAAGCAGACAATTTTCCATAAACTAAAATATATTCATCATCTGAAATTTTCTCGTTAGGAGGTACAATCCTTCCGTCTCCCTGGTCTGGCCTCTTTAAAGTTTGATTTAATTCAGCAATGTTGCCTCTAATAGGGTCAGGCAATTCCTTTACTAAACTGCCAGCACTTGGATAGGTTGAACTAAATGAGGCCGGAATAAATTTAGGTGATCTTTGAAATTCTTTGTTGCTAGAAAATCCAGTTTTGTCAGTAAAAGATTTGCCAGATGCTTTTATCTTAATACTTAAAGTAGTGTATGGGCCGAGCTGCTCTGTGTTAATACTTGTGGTGCTAGATGTATCTATTGATTGATCTAGCACAAAAAACACGTGTTTTTTGAATTCTTCGGGGGCGTTTTCGGCGATAAGATTTGATGGAAGACCTCTAAACTCAGAACCAGAAAAAGGCGCAAATTTAAACTCTAATTGCAACTGCTGAGGGAGACTTTCTCCGTTTAAAGAATTGTTTATGAAACTAATGTAATTGTATTGCGCGACTGGCCTTTCTCCTCTAACTACAAAAATAACAGGAATCTCTTCAAAACTTGACTGGCTATTGTTGGCGTTTCTCACAAAAACCCTGAACATAGAAGAACGACGAATAGTCGCAGAAATCGTTCCATTATTAATCTGAGTTCCTTCTTTTTCTGCTCTTTTTATTTGATTTGGAGAAGGCAAATTTTGAAAGTTACACAACCCGTTAAGGCGTTGAAAAACAGTGCTTTTTAATCCAACCTCAGTAATGTAAGCAGGTCTGTTGTTCTTGATTGTTGCAATTTCTACCTGAGTGAGCGGGAAGAATCCTTCGCCAATACTTGCGGCCTGATCTGAATCTTGCTTTGGAGTATCGCCAATAAAATGGTTGCCTGTCCCAGTTGGCTCTACAACAAGGTCTTGACTAACAATTCCGATTTCCTTTTGCAATGACGTGGAAGCGTCAACGCATTCAAGTTTTATAGATTGATCCGTACCAAGGTTTGGCTCAAATCTTTGCTCACTTCGTGCAATCACCTTCCAGACGCTGCCAGCAATCATAAAATGCTCTCCAACCTGCATTGCACCGTCAGCTTGGAGCTGAAGCGACTCAACGGTGGAATTAATATCGTCAACCGGAGCCTCTCCCTCGCCTCCTTCTCTCTTGTAAAAGTCCGTAGGTATCCTTGAATCTTTTATCTTAAATAAAATCTTATCGCCTTTAGTTACACTGCCGATTGTAGTCTTAAAATTCCTTTTTCTAAACAAAGACTCATTGCCGTCGTCATTTGTTATTTTTGTGCCATCTGTTCTTTCATACTCGACAATACCCATTCGTGGACTGTAGTTTCTGCCCGTTCCATCGTGTCTTTTATCAAGAATAATATTGCGCCGATTTTTGTTTATTTTGCCTGGCGACTTATCTTCATCTCTTAACTCTTTTTTATCGTCTAAAGCACCAGACTCGCCTACAATTTTCATCCGCTGCATCAAAACAGATTTTTTTATGTCCTCGGAAGCGTCTATGTTGATAAGATTTAATTGGTAATTAACCCTAAAACTTGTGCCGTTTGCGATTGGGCTATGGCAGCCAAACGTTGCAGAATTAGAAGGCGTGTAGGCGTGGCAAAATAGTCTTGCAGGCCTAATATTTGCTGTATTTTCAACGTCAAAAACATCATCATCATCCCCCTTGCCTACTCCTGGATCTCCAGAGTGAAGAGGCCCTCTTGTTCCATATTTCTTGTCACCGCCTTTAATACGAAAGTTGCTTGAGAAAGATGCCTTGTGCCAATAAAAAGCAAAATTATCTTCAAAAATAGCGTCTAGCGCATTGTTCCCCAGAAAAATTCCTTCAAGCTCTGGCTTGTCAATGCCAATATTATTGACGCCTTGCTCGCCAACAACAAACATAAGCTTCGCTCTTTGCGACGTTCCATGGCTAAACATCCGCGACCAAATCAGCTTTGGCGTAACCAGCATTCCGCCAATATTGTTTTTATACATCCCAAAAATTATGGGAACAGGCGAGGCATAATCTGCAAGCTCCGCAAGCGTCTCAAAGCCGCGTGAAGGCGTAAAACGATTGGCTCCTGTAATGCTGCCAAGGTCAGTCACGCCACCGCCTTGAGCGCGTGGCATCTTTGGCTTTGGTGTCAGCAGGTATGAGACACCAGTCAGCACAAGGCTGATTGCCAAGTTAACCAGAAGTGTTGTAGTGCTTATCTCATTTTGAACGTCAGGGATATGGTTATACGCCGCTGGTCTTACCGCTCCACGCCTTTTAACCTCAGCTGTAAATACTCGATACTCTTCTTCAGTTATCCCAATCGTTGCAATTAGCTGCCTTTCGTACGGAAGCAATGGTACGTCGTAAATGCTCGGACCAATGACCATTGCACCTTTTGAGTCATTGGGCCGATATACAGAATCCCTTTTTGCCATGTGACTGCGAATGCCCAGGATTGCTGCGGTAGCAGCAGAATATCCCCATCATACGCAGGCTTTTCAACTCGCAACCCCCACCGCATTAAATCCCGGCACACTTCCCACTTGCTTGCCTCATACCAGTTCTGTTTAAACGGTGGCGCGTCAATACCTATCCGCTCCAGAGCTTGGTAACAAAGATGGATACAGTCAATGTGACCGTCACTGCCGTCAGCACCAAGCCGATACGGCATTCCAATCAGATCACTGCAGTCGGACATTATTTGCGATTGGCAAATTGCCAACAAGTTTCTTGGTTAAAGCACGCCTTGGAATGTCCGTTCCAACAGCATCTAGCACTGAACTAAGTTGCAAATTTAGCGATACGTTGTCCCAAGTACCGCCAGTAATCTGACCGGTATAACTATGTACGCTTTGATGCGTACCACTCGAAGGATTAGTTGAATCAATAATCAAAACTTCGACCTCAACAACATAATGATCTCTAATTGCTAAGACTGCCCATCCGCGAGATAAATCATTGTTTGGAAAGACAAGGGTAGCTTCCATCCCGTCTCCCGTACGGTTTACGGTTACACCAGAAAAACCAAACGGCACAAACCCATAGGAATTGGTTCCATCCTCATTGGTGTATGTCATATCTTGATTGATAAAAAGTTCTGGAAGCGAAACTGAACAAACAGCCCGTTAGTGCTGGTGTTTGTTACTATCCGCACGGCATTGATTGTTACGACATGGCCTAAAGCGTATTGGCTCATATTCCAATCCTCTTGCGTGTACTGCCACTCATCTGTAAACGCTTCAGGGTTTGCTGTTCACCCTGTTTAGCACCTTGCTGTGCAGCTTGCTGCATTCCAGTCTGGAACTGATCAGCAGT